CAAGAAGCTCCAGCAGAGCCGGCGGCGCCATCTAAGCGCTTTGCTTCCCCCACCGTTACAGAGTGATTAATTCTGTAAGGCGACCCAATCCCACTTTATTCTTTGCGAAAGGCCGTGAGACATGGCCCGAGTAGCGGAACCAGTGAAATAGGCGTAAAGCCCAAAATCACCGGGATTAGGCGTGTATTCCATACTGTATTCAACAGTAGGGAGATAGAATTCTTCACGCTGCAATTCTGTATTGTAGCGGTAATTAGAACCTGAGTTACACCTATGGCCTGGAAGACCAAGGTACCCAAACGGAACAGGATGCATGATATTCATGTGTCCCGCTATCATTAGAGCGGTGGTAAAGAAACCATTACGCTCAAGCTCCATGGAATTTGCAAACCAGGAGCACCATACACGCGTATCACCTAAAATGTGGTACGAGAAACGTGTTATGCGCACATCTCTTCGTTGGAACCACCAAGAACCACATGCCTCCCTTACGGGTGTGTAGTGGCAACTCTTGGCAACGTTCACAACGAGACCAGCGTCAGTCAAAGTCGCGATAACTGCTTCGTAATGTCTCGATGGGACAATAATGTCGTCACCGAAGACGCGAAGAGTATATCGAGCCCGAAAGTGGCGGGAACGAGGATGATGAATAACGTCGAGTGCTTCGCGCAAAGAGCGTTGGGCACTATAGTCATTCTCTTCACAGATCATCGTGGCGAGTGTAAGAGCCCAGAACACCAGTGTTTCAGTGGGAAAGCAAAGTGCATTACCCATAGTAAACATTGTTTCATAGGCATCTACATCACCAAGAACGGTCCGTATACCTCTTGAACGGTACTTTGACAGAAGGGAGAATACCTGCTTTGGGAAAAGTAGGCGACAGAGTGTTTTACTAACTCTGTCTGAAGCATCCTTAAGGTCGATGGTTGAAAAGCCATCCTCTTTTGAAAGCTCCTGCGATTTTCCTTGATCTTGGAAATTGATCGCTCCCCTCGTTAGAAACAATTCTTTCACACGTTGGTAAAGTACTTGCATCAAACCCTGTTGAGCAAACATAAGCTCTTTGGGTTCAATACAAATCAGTCGATGCCCTCGGAGATCCTTGGGCACGACGGCTAAACGTGAAGTACAATCAACAGTTGTTGATTTGTCGCACCGCTGTGCTGTGACATATTCCTCACAGGGCTCATAATAATTAAAGAGCCTAATATCTGTACCTGGAATAGTACCGAAGAACCATTTCTGGACGCCCTCCTCTTTCTCTGCAACTGCTCCTGGACCATGCTTTCCAAATGGGTTATCGACCCATTGAGCAAATGGTGCAGCGTACGGATGATCTTCTTCATCCTCTGTTCCGACCGAAAAGGCTCGTAACAGTAGTCTTGCAACAAGCAAGATTGTACTATCAAGCTTAATATTTGGTTTCGATGTGATACGCTCAATAAAAGCGCGTATTTCATCGTCTACACTAATATCAGGCTCCAGATCCACTAGCTTACTAAATGCTAGGAAAATCTGGCGGAGGATCAGCACGTAAATAGCTGATTGCTCAGTGATATGCCTACTCTGTTCGAACGAATAGGCGCGCAGTCCGTCCTCATGAAAGAGAACGCAGAATAGTTCGTAAAACCACTCTGGTAGAGAAGACCCATCGTGTAGGGGTACCGACGGCGGAACAACTAATATCTGAGGAGATATTAGAGAACGCTCGAAGGCCTTACCCAGGGTTACACAATCTCGAACGTGATCGTAAGACCTTTTTTGAAAGTCCTGGATCAACATTTCGAATGATTCGCGAATTTTCTCGGAATCACAGTCTGGGAGAATTTCAGTGACATCTTTTGTCATTGACTTGTAAAAGGATGGGATTAGATTGGTATATGTTTCCATATAATTCCTCCGCCTGATATTGGCTGGTTAAAGTTTTCTTTCCCCTCCGATAGTGGATAGGGTATACTAGAAGCCAGGGCCCCTAACACAGGGAACCCTAGCAATTTACCTAGGATCCTACCACCTTATCGGTGACGAGACCCGAGATATAAATCAAAATCGTACCAACGATCTTGATCCAAAAGCTAAATTCTGCTTTTGTGGGTTTCATCATAGCAAACCTTCCCGTGATTAAAGGTCACGACCTTCAATGAGCGCAGTAATGGCGACCGTAGTGGCCTCCATAGCTGTAGACTCGTTCAAGATTGAAGACACGACACTCAGAATTTCCTTCTGGGTTGTCGCCGTTAGCACGCTGGTGTCTTTCGGGATAGAGATATCCACTAAGACCTGGCACGTAGCTAGTTTGCTCGTTGTGGTGTTCCGTTCTGTACGGGCCACGCGGAGAACAATGTGATCGTTTGCCGTAGCGCCACTCTTTGCCAGCTTACGCTGGACATCGATGACGTACGGACACGACAAATCACGCCCACTTACCTTATAAGAGGTGAGTTCTGGGCCAGTTTGCGTAAGTGTAAAAACTTGCGTAGTACTGTTGTTTTTGTAGGGGGAAAGAGTTGAAGATGCCATATCGGGCTCCTTTTCGGTTGGAAGAACATTGGTTCTTTTAACGATGCAAGCGCTGGATAATCAATGATAAACCAGACGCTAACTGCGTTGTGGACAGGTTGGCCGATAAAAGGCCATTCGTGATATCAGAAATCGGAGGACCACCGACCGAGCGTGTGTAGATTGTTGAAGTACAATCACCGTGAAAAACGGGCACGCTAGACCGACTTAGAGGAGTGTAACCGCCTGTTAGTGAATACATACCACTAAAGGGGTACCCCACTAAGAACTGCATTTCTGCAGATGAGATTGTCTTTACTGAGTAGCAAAGACGTCGCACGTCCGCACGATTCAACCTATTCAATGCGGGTAAGCACCACAAGCCACGTGTGTCGACGAACCAGTCGATCACGAAGGACATGGGCACCAATTCCCACAAAGTAGGCAATATGGAATTTGCGTCAATTCCAAGAGCTCTTTGAAAAGCTAAGGAATGACTTATACGGCTGCGAATATCGATAAGACGTTCACAGCCGAGCCTAGCAATCCGCTTCGCACCATGGGAGCGCGCGCGAATATACCCACCTGACGAGGGTCTCCAAGTGAGACTCCCGGAGGAGAGTACGGCATTCCAATCTGATCCAGTACCAGTATGGTACTGCCACGAACCAGGAGTTAGATAGTCGATCTGGGAGACCGAGAATCTTTCAAAGCCATCGGGCTCAATATTGGAGAAGTTAGCGTATATCGATCGGTAACTTTTTGCAAAGTTAACCATATCGTAATACGCGCTTTTCCAGCCGTATTGAGCTTCGAGCCACACGTTGGCACCCATCTTTAGGAGATGGTGCAAGGAATGATTTCCTGCTGTTTTACGCCAATCGCGCCGAAGAAGATTGAAGGGATTCCGGACCATTTGAATGGTCTTACGCATTTCCGCAAGTGTTACAAATAGTAACGAACTTGTTTCTATGCCGGAGTCAATCTGGCTTGCTAATTGAGTCACAAGTGAGGGCCAACTAAGGGTTGGGAACCCACTTATAGAAGGTTCAAAATGCGCACACTGAACAGTAGGTACAAAACCAAGCATCTCAGAAGGGCCTCCAGTTGGGTAATAATAATTAACCACTGGACCTTGAGAGAGATTGGCGAGTACCATCTTTTGGTGCGTGACAGGATGAACGTCTCTATAAGAGTTGGAGGTAGATAGTTCATCTACCATCGTTTCGACCGCCAAGTTTCCGCGTTTGCTAGTGGTCCATGGAGAATATTCTGTTAAATAGAACAGTGGCTCCTTGACCGTAGAGTGCAGAGTACCATTACGGTATAACTGCCAAGCAACGCCTGGACCGATGGATCGAGAACGAGTCCGTGACATATTAGCTCCTGTTATAGGGGACCTGTGAAAGGGCACAATGATTGTGAGACCGAAACC